ATTCTTGAAGGGTTTGGGGGGAGAAAACGATGAGTGGTACCGTAGAAAAATCGAAGAGTTGGAAGTTATTATCGAAGAATTTAATGAAGAAATTGAAATGATAAAGGCTGACCCCGATGGCGGATTCCCTGAAACCTTAGTTAGTCAAGTAATTGACGATAATGTATATGAGGTTAAAAGAGACCCTATGCGATTTATTGATGATTTTGGTTTATATGTTGCCGACTTCATCAATAAAAGGGGATTTATTGAAGAAGTTATAAATATTGACGGATACGGACATACTCTCAACAGATATGATGGAACTGCTGATGAGGTTTTTGTTGATGGAGATTTATTTTTTGTGATGAGAATTGATTAAAAGTTTTTAACCATTATAATTTTTACATGGGTAGAAAGAAAAAGATATCATTCCAATTAGATCCTGAATGGCTTTACAAAGAGCCATTGGATTTTGAATACAACAAATACACATTGTTGGACTATCTACAGAAATGTGATAAGAGTTTCGACAAGTTCGAACTATACCCAAATTTTGTGGAGTTATCATTACATTTGGCTAACATTCAATCAATTTCTAAGGAAAATACACTTTTGTTAACCAACAAAAAATTTGAATCGCCCGATGATGAAATATTGGTTAAGGAATTGACTCCAAAAAAACCAAGAAAATTAAGTGAAAAAGAAGAAGATGAGTTGGATAAGACTTTGAAATTCTCAGGTCCAAAGTTATTTGATGCCTTCAACATTGCCAAATCAATATGGAATATTGCCTTTGAATCGATTGATTTGTACCTTAGAAAAAACAAGAATAATTTAGTTGATGGGTTAGGATATATTTTTTTCTATCGGAAATCTGAAGAAAAATTGTATGTTTGGGAGTATGAAATTAGACCAGATAAAAAAGACAAATCCACAAATAGAACTTATTTGGGATTGATTTCTGTAGGAGATGTTGACGAAATGACTCTGACTGAAATAATTGAAAATAAATCAAAATGGAATGGTACCACTTTTTATAAAAACTTACCTATATTCGAAATTAAATGTTCTCAAAATTTTCCTTTTGAAGAGACGATGGTTCCTATTATTAAGAGAAAAGTTATGTCTTATATTTTTCAAGTTGTAAATTTCGAAAAAATTAATAACTTTGACTCTACAAACTAAATTTATTATATTTTCGAAATGAGTCTCAACAAGCGATGGGTTATTCTTGACCAATGTGTCTCTGCCCTAAAACAAGGTAAATTAAAAGAATATTTCGGTAAGAGTGATATGTTATATTTTGGTGATACAACTTGTGTCTCGATTTATAACTTACATGCTGAGGGAAAAACTGACGAAGAAATTCTAAAATTAATTAAACTATAAAAAATAAAAGTTATGAACAAAAATCTAATTAAAATGTTAAAGACCTCAGCCGAGGCAGATAAAGCGAAAGCACTTTTGACTTTGGACTTAGTGGGTAATGCTGGCGTTGGTATTGGAGACCATTCAACCAAAGATTTCTATAGTAACGCTGAAGAGGCATTATTGATGTTGGCGGATGCTGACGACAGATTAGAGACAATCGAAAAATATTTTGGAAAGAATTAAAAAAATTATAAAAAAAATAGAATGGTTTTTTGATATCTATTTTGTTTGGATGTTATATAATCCGAGTAAATATGATAGATACATTGAATACATTGAAAAAAAGTGGGGTAATAATAATGGATAATGAAATGGTAAATCATCCTCATCATTATGGTGGTGAGGATAATGCATACGAAGTTATTAAAGTATGTGAAGCGTGGGGATTGGATAAGGATGCTTATTTGTTCAATGTAGTAAAGTATATCGCAAGGGCGGGTAAAAAAAACCCTGTTAAGGAACTTGAAGACTTGAAGAAAGCTGCGTTTTATTTGGACCGAAAAATTAAAAATTTAGAGAAATGATAATTTGGTTAACAGGACAGCCTGGATCAGGCAAGACAACCCTATGTAAACGAATGATGTTAAACATGGGTTCGGATGTATTTCATATTGACGGAGATGATTTAAGGGATTTATTTGATAATAAGGATTACTCTGAAGTTGGACGTAGAAAAAATATTGAACTTGCACAACAAATCTCAGAATATCTTCATAACAAAGGTAAACACCTATTTGTTTCCTTGGTGTCACCATATAAAGACCAAAGAGATAAGTTCAAATCAAAGATGGGGGATAATCTTATCGAAGTTTATGTTCATACATCAGAAATACGTGGTAGAGAAAGTTTCTTCGTGCAAGACTATGAACCACCAATAGAAAATTATATAGATATTGATACAACTAATGTTTCAATTAATGATTCTGCAAACATAATTTTGGAGTTTATAAAAACAAATTAAAAACAAACATGAAAAAAATTCACGTAGAGGGAGACCCAAAACTAAAAAACACTGGTGGAAAACAATATTCCATGCTTGTGGGGAGATATCAACCTTTTCATGAAGGTCATAAATGGTTAATGAACCAATGTCTTGATGAAGGTAAAAATGTTCTTATTTGTGTAAGAGATATTGAACCAGATGAAAAGAATCCATTCACTTCGGGCCAAGTTTATCAAAATATTTCGAATGAACTTGGAGATTTAATTTCAGATGGAAGAGTAAAGGTGATAGTGATTCCTGATATTGAATCCATTAATTTTGGTAGAGGTGTTGGATATGATATTATTGAACATGTTCCGCCTCAAGAAGTTGGAGATATTTCGGCAACAAAGATTAGAGAACAAATGAGGTTAGAAGGTAAATTATGATTCAAATAAAAATTAGGTATAATACATTATGTAATGATAACCATAATTTTTGGAGAGTTTTAATTGAAGATGAAGAGTTTGTGTGTTCCAATGTGATTTTGGAAATACCATGTCATACAACCCGTGATTTTGTTTGGGACTCAAAAAGAAATGAACATGTTGATAAACATCATATTACCTGTTTAGCTAATGAAGTTATTTGGAAAGGTGATGTTTTAATTCTTAAATAAAATATATGATAGAGACAAATAAAATTATAAATGGAGATTGTGTTGAGGAGATGGGAAAACTTCCTGAATCATCAATCGATTTAGTTGTTACTTCACCTCCATATAACGTTGGTATTGACTATGATACTCACGATGATAACCAATCGATGGAAAGTTATTGGCAATTTACCGAAAATTGGTTGAAACAATCATTCCGTCTATTGAAAGATGATGGTAGAATTGCGGTTAATATTCCTTATGAAATTAATGTTCAGGATAGAGGAGGTAGAGTTCTTTTTATGTCTGAATTTTGGGCCGTTATGAAAAAGGTTGGGTTTCAATTTTATGGTCTTGTTGACCTTGATGAAAATTCTCCTCATAGAAGTAAAACCACTGCTTGGGGTTCTTGGATGTCTCCATCATCACCATACATTTATAATCCGAAGGAATGTGTGATTCTTGCATATAAGAAAGATAGGATTAAAAAAGTTAAAGGAGAGACCCAATGGGGATTTGAAATTGTTGATGTTGAACAAGAAGATGGTACATTGAAAAAGAAAACAATATACAAAGAAGAGGATAAAAAAGAATTCATGTCTTTGGTTTATGGTCAATGGGAATATTTCGCGGACACAAAACAACAAACAAAGGCAACTTTTTCAATGGACATTCCGACTAAAGCGATAAAAATATTAACATATAAAAATGATATTGTTTTAGATCCTTTTACAGGCAGCGGTACCAGTTTGGTCGCGGCAGAAACGTTAGGACGCAGATGGATTGGAATCGAACTCAGTTCGAATTATGCTGAAGTGGCAACTAAGAGAGTACAACATTTTATTAATCAAAAAAAACAAGGGGTTCTTGATTTTGAATCTAAAACTTAAAAAGGTCTTTACGACCTTTTTTTTGTTTATAAGTATATTTATTAACATGAAAGAAGAACTTATTAAAAAATTGGTCCAAGTACAACTTCAGTGGAAGTTCTTACATTGGCAAACTTTTGGAGATGCTAAGCATAGGCTATATGGTGAAATATATGATGGGCTTGGAGACCTTATTGATGAATTTACCGAAGTTATGATGGGTAAATATGGAAGACCCGAGTTCGAACCAGAATTCGCTCTTATGTTTCAAGATATATCATCACTTAGTATTCAAAATTTCATGGATGGAATAACAGAATTTTTCGTAAGTTTTTCAGACCAACTTGATACAAGATATGATACTGACTTATTGAATATCCGAGATGAAATGTTAGCGTTAATAAATAAATCAAAATACTTGATAACATTGAAATATTAATCATGTCAAAAAAAATCATAAAACTAACCGAATCAGACTTAACAAAAATAGTTAAAACTGTTATTTCCGAACAACTTATGGAGAGGGAAATCACACAAAAAATTCAGGCATTTCTAAACAAAAGAATGAACGCTGGTTTGGAATTGGATGGAAAAACTGGACCTAATTCTAAAACTGCGAAGGCTATTGCAGATTATCAAAGATTAATTGGTGTAAACCCAGCAGATGGTGTTTGGGGATTTGTAACATCGTCATCAATGCCTGCAAAAGATAAAATTATGTTGAAAAACATAGTTATCGACCAAGGAGGAGTTTGGGATAATTTTGTAAAATGGTTTGAGAAAACTTTTTAATGAAACGAATATTAAAGGAAAGCGGTCTTAGAGATATAAAAGACCTGAAAAAAAGATATCCGAAGGCTGAAATATATTTCCATCAGGATTTGGATGGTGTCACGACTGCTATTGCGATGAAAAAGTACCTCGAAGACAATGGAATCAAAGTCGTCGATGCTCACGTCATTCAATATGGTGACAAAGAATTTGCGGTGAAAAAAAACGATGCGACTGGTGATACAATGCCTGTTCTTGTTGATTTTGCTCACGGTAAACCAATGTTTGTGATACACACCGACCACCACGACAGACAAGCTGGGGCGGAAGATACTAAATCTACTTCATTCAGACAATCTCGGTCTAACGTAGAAACGTTATCTCAAGTTGTTTCTCCAAAAGAATTGTTTCCATCACCTGACATTTTGTTGATTAGCACTGTAGATTCTGCTGATTTTGCAAGAAAAAATTTGACACCCGATGATGTAGTAAATTATTTATTCCGATTCGATAAAGAAAAATCACTTCAATCAAATAAAATGTTGTTGGGGTTAGTCATCAACAAACTTTTGTTAGCGTTTAAAAACAAACCAGGATTCTTAGAAATGTTAGTAATGGATTCAGATCCATCTTTGCTTTCAATACTAAACAATATAAAAAATTGGATGAAAAGCACGGGAGCTCCATCACCTGAACAATTACAGAAAAATGCTGAAGATTATATTGGGCAAATGAAATCTTTCCCAACTGTAACTGACAATATTATTTTCCAATATGGTGGAGGTAGCATGTTCAAACCTGGTTCATACGATAGATACACTCCTTATAAAAATAATCCTGAAGCCGATTTTTTGATTATGGCATGGCCTATGGGGCTTGTTCAAGCGTCTTGTAATCCATTCAAGAAAGATAGAGAACTCAAAGGTGTTAATTTAGGGGAAATTGCACAAGAAGTTCTAAGTAAATGGGAAGACCAATTAAAACAAAAGACCGTTCCACTTTCTACAATAAAATGGGTTAGTGAAACTAGTGTTGGACCTGAAAGTGTTGGATTTACATTCAAAGATTTTAAAGCCCTTTATGGTGAAAAAATAATGTTCATGGAAAATGGTGAACAAATCTTAGATAAGATTGAATCCATGATGGAAAAACCTTTCAATACTTTGACAGAAGAAGAGATGAATGTTTTGGACAAAATCGGAGTAAATGCTTGGGATTTGATACAGGCTAACTCGGGAGGTCACAAATGTATAACAAACATTTCAGGGTTGAATTATCTTGGAAGAAGTACAAGACCACCAAAGGGAGGAACAAGATACGGAGAATCGGAAGATTCACCAACCGTCAAGTTTACTAAAATGATTGCAAACCAATTTCAAAAGGTATTGAAAGAAAAGATTGAGTTGTCTAAAACAAGTAATTAATAGTATCACCTGGTTTGATACCTAACTTCTGACATGCACCTCCACGTAATTCTAACACAATATTACCGTTACCACAGAAAGAGGGGCAATCATCTTGTTGGCAAGGAGGACAGTCGTGATGGATGTTGACAATAACATTATTCTTTATTATGATTATATCGAGGGGAATGATACAGTTTTTCATCCAAAAACATTGTTCTTTTCC